GTCCAGGGTGACAACCCCACTGAAGAAGGCATGCTGGAAGCAGCAGCTGATTTCATGCAGAACAGTCGAGTTGTGCGCGACATGCACAAGGGTGACCCCATCGGCACCATGGTCTTTGCCTTTCCTCTCACCACCGACATCGCCAAGGCGTTCGACATCACTACGCCTCGGACTGGACTCATGATCGGCATGAAGCCTTCGGCCGAAGTGCTGGCCAAGTTCAAGAGCGGTGAGTACACTGGCTTCAGCATCGGTGGCAAGCGCGTGGAAGAGGAGGTCGTGGAACCGTGAGCGCTCACCTCGGACAGGGCAAGAAACGCCGCATGAAGAAGTTCATGATCGGCGAAATGAGCGCGGTGGATGTGCCGGCAGTGGAAGGTGCAACTGCGCTCATCCTCAAGCGCCACGACGCCACAGAGAAGAATCTTGACGAGGAGGATCGTGGCATCGTTCTCCTGACTTCAGCTGTCGATGGCCATACCCACGCTGTCTTCGTTCATCCAGGGATGCGAGGCGGGGAAACATCCTTCGGCAGCGACCCGGACAAGGACTCTTCTCACGACCATCCGTGGATCCTGGACGGGACCGGCCGCATCACCATCGGCGAGAACGATGGACACGACCACACAGTCGACCCTCAACAGATCTTCGAAATGATCATGAACAAAGACGCTTCCGTCCAGAAGCCGGTGCTTGTCTCGAACACCGACCTCTGGGATGATTATGCCATCAAGTTCGAGCACCCTGATCAGGAGGATCACATGCCCGCTCCCGAGCTCACCAAGGAAGAGAAGGCAGTCAAGTCAGCTGAGGAACGAGCCACCTCCGCGGAAGCAACCGCCGCGCGGGCAACGCAGGTGGCTGAGCTGACGGATGCGCAGAAGGCGCACTTCAACGATCTCGACGAGGACGGTCAGACTGCGTACCTCGGCAAGACCGCCACCGAACGACAGGACGTCATCGACAAAGCCGTTGCCAAGGCAGCGGACGAAGACCCGGTGGTCTACACCGACGGTTCCGGTCGCGAGTACCGCAAGTCGGACGACGCGCGGCTGACCGCCATGGCCAAGGAGCGAGACGAAGACCGCAAGGAACTCGTCAAGTCTCGCGTCGCCACCGAGCAGGCTGGCTTCGAGAAGCGAGCCGAGTCCGAGCTTCCCGATCTTCCCGGCGACCTTCCCGTCCGCGCTGCCATCGTGAAGGCAATCGATGGCATCGAAGACGAGGACACTCGCAAGGCAGCTCACGAGTCAGTCCAGGCTGGCAACAAGGCCATCAAGGCAGCGTTCAGCACCGTCGGTGCCCGCGCGGCCAACGAATCGGTCGGTGCCGAGTCCGAGCTGGATGAGCTCGCCAAGGCATACGCCAAGGAGCACACCACTGACTTCCACACTGCGTATGGTGTGGTCGCCGCGAACAACCCCGAACTGGCCAAGCGAGCCATCAACGGCGAGTAAGGCTCTCGTCCGGTAGGAGGATCTTCAAATGGCGACCGAATCTGCACGAGCCATCACGCTCACTGCTGGAGCGGCAATCGCACAGCGACGTCTCGTTGCTGTGACCACGGCTGGGGAAATCATCCAGTCCGCGGCGGAGACCGTCGACTCCGTGGGCGTGTCGCTGGAAGCGGCAGCGGCTCAGGGCGACGCCATTCCGGTAGCAGTGCCCGATGGCAGCAAGGTCGAAATCGAGTCCGGCGCGGCCATCACCGCAGGCGATGCGCTGGAGTCCGACGCAACTGGCCGTGCGATCACGCACGGTGGCGCCACGGCACGCATCATCGGCTACGCGCTGGAAGCTGCCGGTGGGGCTGGTGAGTTTCCCACTGTCCTGTTCTTGAAGGGCGCTGGCGTATAACGTCCAAGGCTCCTAGGAGGAAACGCAATGCCCATCGCCACGAACCCGGTAGCCAGCGACGTACATGTCAATCGTCCGCTGACCAACTTCGGACAGGCATACATCCAGGGGGACGAGAGCTTCGTCGGTCTCCGGGCAATGCCGAACCTTCCGGTCCAGTTCCAGTCGGACCTCTACAACGTCTGGTCGCGTGCAGACTTCTTCCGCGACGAGGCCGAAGTGCGAGCCGACGGTACCGAGTCGGCAGGCGGGAGCTTCAACCTGACGCGCCCGACCTACACCGCAGAGGTCATCGCGTTCCACAAGGACGTCACGGACCGACAGCGGGCCAACTCGGATCCTGGCATCAACCTGGATGCCCAGGCTTCGCGGTACGTTTCGCAGAAGCTCATGGTCAGACGCGAGGTGCTGTTTGCCTCCGTCTACATGCAGGGCAGCGACTTCTGGTCGGGCACGGACGTCGATGCGATCTGGGGAGGCGCAGGCAATCCCATCACCGACATCCGAGCGGGCATCGAGGAAGTGCAGGGCAACACCGGCTTCCGACCGAACAAGATGCTCATCGGACGCACCGGCTGGAACACCCTGCTCGACAACGCCGACATCCTGGCACGGATCACCGGAGGTGCCCTCCCTGGGCAGCCTGCCATCGTTCAGCGAACTCTGCTCGCGCAGCTGTTCGAGATGGACGAGATCTTCGTCGTGGATGCTGTGGTCAACTCGGCAGCGGAGGGCGCAACGGAAGACACGGCGTTCATCGCACCGGATGACTGCCTCATCTACTACGCTCCGAACGCGGTCGATCTGGAAGAGCCCACGGCGGGCATCCAGTTCTCCTGGACCGGCTTCACTGGCGCAACGCCTTCCGGTTTCCGGATCTCGCGTTTCCGCCACCAGCTGGTCGCATCCGATCGCGTCGAGGGCGAGATGGCTTTCGTCTACGTCGTGGTCGCAACCGAACTCGGCAAGTACTTCACCGCCGTCAGCGACGTGACCTAAGCGACTCTGCCGGGAGCCTTCGGGCTCCCGGCTTCAGTCGCCGAGAGTGGAGGCTAGATGTCTCACAGAGCACGTCCGCTGTTCCTGCCTCACCGCCAAGGCACCTATATCGCTGTTCGTCCTTTCAACTGGAGAGGTCAGCGTTTTGAGCCGGGTGAGGTCATGCCAGAGTTGCCGTTGCACCACATGCGACATCTCCACGCTCAAAGCATGATCGGCCCCGCGGACGAGGAGTGGTCAGAGCAGCGCATCGCTCACTGGGCGAAGCGTCTCGCGGACGGGCGCAAGCGTTCGGAGGCTCGTACCAGGAGCCGATTGAAGACACTCGAGGCTCGCGCTGAACGCGCGGACCAAGCAGTGGAAGCAGCGGTGGCGACTGCGAAGGAGGTTCGCTCCCTGAAGGATCGCATCGCCGGTCTATTCGGTGGAGGTAGGTCGCATGGCGACGGATCCGCAGCTAGCAGCCATCCTGCTTAGCCTCAACAAGGTCGCCGAACGAGCCATCTCCAAGATCACCCTGGACATCACGGCGAACCTCATTGAATCCACTCCAGTGAAGACCGGTTGGGCACGCGCCAACTGGATCCCTTCCGTCACCAAAGCCGTCCAAGATACCGACGGCACCCAAGAACAGGCGGAAGCTGGAAGCATCAGCTCCGGCAAGCAGACTTCTGGCACAGCCGAAGCTGCAACCTACAAACTCCCCCAGGGACAAGTATTCATCGCCAACAATGTGCCGTACATCTTGCGCCTCAATGATGGCTCTTCCTCGCTAGCTCCCGCTGGCTTCGTTGAAGCTGCTATCCAGAAAGCTGTACTGGAAGACATCCTCGGTGCAGCCACATGACAACCATCAACGAAGCGCGCGAAGCAGTCTACGAACGATGGGACACGCAGTGGGGCAGCACTACTCCGTTCACCTTCGAGAATGAAGACTTCGACACACCCGACGTGCCCTGGGCACGAGTCTCTGTCAGGAACCAGGCATCAGAACAGCGCACCCTGGGCGCACCAGGGAATCGTCGCTTTCGCCGGATAGCCTCCGTCTTCGTTCAGATCTTCGATCTCGTCGACAATGGGCTGCTTACTCTCGACGGATTGTCTCAGACTGCCAGAACCATCTTCGAAGGGGTATCCTTCAGTGGATTGGATTTCAACAACGTCGTTGTTCGGGAGTCCGGCACCGACGGCAAATGGTATCAGTTTGTGGTCGAAGCCTTCTTCGACTATGAAGAAACCAAGTAGGAGACGTCTATGGGCCGCGTCCTCACCAACAACACCGGGCTGAGCTACGCGATCGAATCGGCGCTAGGGTTGCAGCCCACTGCTGGCTGGAAGCTCCTGGAGCCGAACACGATCAACACCTACGGCGCAACCGTCACCACGGTTTCGCGCAATCCCATCTCCAACCTCCGCCAACGACGCAAGGGCACGGTCACCGACCTGGAGTCCGCAGTCGAGTTCGAAGCGGACCTCACGGTCGACAGCTTCAACGATTTCATCGAGGGCTTTTGCTTCGCCACTGGCGTGAACGCCGACATGCACATCGCCGTGACCGATGTGCAAACCACCACGGATGTGTACATCGTGGCTGCGCTGTCGGCGTCTCAAGCGGACAAGCTGGAGTTCGTGGCGGCTTCGTATGCCTCGCTGGTCTTCGGACGTGGGTTCACCAACTCCGGGAACAACGGGCTCAAGGAAGTCGATGCGGACATCGCGTCTTCTGCAACAGAAATCAGTGTGGTGGAGAACCTCACGGACGAGGCTGCACCTCCTGGCAACGCACGCGTCGAACTGGCAGGGCTCCGCTCTCTGGCTGCTGCTGCAGACTTCACGTGGGACTACGACGCTGGAACCGAGACAGCACAGCTGATCTCTGCAGCGGACATCACGGACTTCAGTCAGTTCGGGCTCACCCCTGGGCAGTTCGTGCACATCGGTTCCGGTCCGTCTGGTGCCGTGATCAACGCCTTCGAGAACAGTGTCGCGAACGACATGTTCGGTTACGCGCGCATCAGGTCTATCGATGCGACTGCTGGCACCATCACCTTCGACAAGCTGGACGCAGCGCTCAAGTTCGACGATGCCGTGGCACCTACCACGGCGGTGGATATCCTCTTCGGGGACTTCATCCGCAACGTGGCAGTGGATGCCGCGGACTTCATCGAACGCAGCTTCCACTTCGAGGCTGCCTTCATCAACCTGGAGAACCCAGGCCCTGGTGACGAGTACGAGTATGCGGCGGGCAACTTCTGCAACTCACTGGCGTTCCAGCTTCCGCTGACCGACAAGGCGACTCTGGTCCCTGGCTTCATCGGAACCGACGCCCAACAGGCGAGCACCACTCGAGCGACCGGCGCAGCCACTCCTCTCCTGCCTCTGGGCACTGCAGCATTCAACACCTCCTCGGACATCCTCCGGCTGCGGATCACGCAGATCGACGAGACCGGGCTGACCACCGACTTCAAGAACGTCACGTTGACGCTGAACAACAACGTGTCGCCGGAGAAGGTACTCGGATTGCTCGGAGCGAAGTTCCTCAACACCGGGAACTTCGAGGTCAACCTGGAAGCACAGCTGCTCTTCACCAACAGTGACGTCACCGGCGCCATCCGCGCCAACACCACGGTCACCATGGATTGGCGCATCAAGAACGACGATGGAGCCGTGTACTTCGACATCCCGTCGATGATCCTCGGTGGTGGCGATCGTGAGTTCCCGGTAGACGAATCTGTTCTCATCAACCTGACGGGCGAAGCGTTCAACGACGACACGCTCGGCACTTCCATTGGAGTCAGTACCTTCCCCACCGTGCCGTAGATTCCCTCAACAAGGAGATAGCATTGTCAGATTTCTCGCACCTTTCACGCCTTCACGTGGAGGCCACCGACACGGTGGACTACACGTTCTACCAGATCGAAGGCGAGCCCACCCTGAAAGTGGCTCCGGCCACCGAGGCCAACAAGCCTTACTTCAACGCCATCCTCAGGCGAGGACGCAAGAACGTCCGCGCGCTGAACGCTGGTGCCATCACCACCGGCATGATCGCCTCCAACCGCGAGGAAGATCGGGCACTCTACGGGACACACATCGTCAAGGGCTGGACGAGTGTGAAGGATGCCGAAGAGAAGGATGCGCCCTTCACCCCAGACAACGTGCGTGGCTTCTTGGCCGCTCTTCCCAACTGGATCTTCGATGATCTCAGGACGTTCTGCGGGAACGCAGCAAACTTTCTGGAGGAAGGCATTACGGAAGCGGTAGAGACGGGAAAATCCTCAGGGAGCGGCTCCGCTTCGAGCTGAGGCTGCAACGCGACGGCTTCTCGATAGAGGCAGGTATCGAAAAGGGTCGTCCGCTCCCGCGCTGGTTCGAGGATGCACCTGAACTTGCCGAGGGAGACGATTTCTATCTCAAAGCGTTCTATGAACTCAGCTCCGGTCGCCCTGTGGGGTTCTCCATTGGACCTATCGCATGGCGAGATATGATTCTCTATGCAGACCGCAAGGGGATGGACCCA